AAGACGCTCAAGGAATTTCCCAATACGCTAAGACCGATTGTAAAAGACCTTGCTTCTCGAGGCGTTATCAGTTATTATAAAGATGGTGATCGTGAGTACATGCAGTACAACGAACCTGATATGGAATGGGATCGACAGGATCTCGAAAGTTTGATTGATCTTTACTAAGGAATAGAAAATGGCAAAGGCAAAGGGTGGTGGTGCTGGTACGATTGGTTTCAAGTCAGCAGTTGAACGAAACAACAAAAAGACTAGCATCGGTCGTGGTAACATCAAGTTCTCGTCAATGAACAAGAACAAGAAGGCATCCTTCAAGGCATATCGTGGACAAGGCTGATGGACGATTACTCGACTATTGATGCGCAGCATAAATGCATCGTCCTCAAAGAGGAAGTGATGCAGCTGCGCAAAGAGAATGAGCAGTTGCGCCGACAGTTGGAAGATGTTCGCATGTATGTTGCTACTGTTGAGCGACTGTGGCGTGATATGAAAAAGATTATGGAGATTAAATGATGAAGTACAGTAAAAAAGAATTGGTGCATCATTTGCACTCTGGTCCTGCAACTGTTACCTTCACCAAGAAGGATGGCGAGAAGCGAGTGATGCATTGTACTCTGGAGCCTTCCGTTGTTCCTGTTGTTGAATCAACTGGGACTCGCAAGGTGAACGACGAGGTGCTTGCAGTATGGGATACTGATAAAGCAGCATGGCGTTCTTTCCGTATTGACTCAATTGAAAATGTGGAATATGCATAATGGGCTTAGAAATTATTGATGACACTGAAACTGTAGAACTTGGTCCTTCTGAAGATGGCACCTATGAAGGTGCTATGGGTGGCACTGAGTTGATGAACAAAGCACTGTATGAGCGTGTCGATAACGATTTGCTCGATCAGTTTTACATCATTAAGTCTCGAGTCCGCTGGACTGATCCAAAGAAAAAGAATATTCTTTGGCTACACGATACTTGGGATGATCCTGAATCTCAGCATCTGCGTGATAAAGAGAAGCGTGAGCGGTTTGCTAAGTTGGTGTTTGTATCCAACTATCAGCTGCAGACATACAATCTTGCGCACGGTGTTCCGTATAACGAATCAATCGTACTTAAGAATGCAATCGATCCTATTATGTTGGATCAGCAAAAGGATGATGATGTAGTTCGTTTGATCTATCATACAACTCCACATCGTGGGCTGCAGATTCTAATCCCAGCATTTGAAGAAATCGCCAAGCATCTTGGTGATAAAGTGCATCTGGACATTTACTCCAGCTTTGAAGCATATGGTTGGAAGGAACGTGATAAGCCATACGAAGATTTGTTTGAGGCAGCTCGTAAGCACCCGAACATGACTTACCATGGTTATCAACCAAACCATGTTGTTCGTGAGGCACTGAAGAAGGCGCATATCTTTGCCTATCCTAATATTTGGCCAGAGACCAGCTGTATTGCTGCGCTGGAAGCCATGAGTGCTGGCTGTGCTATCGTATGTCCAAACTATGCGGCATTGCCTGAAACGACTGGCAACTTTGCTATGATGTATCAGTTTAATGAGGATATACAAACTCACGCTAACATCTTTGCGAATCAGCTGTTTGGTGCGATTCAGGATATTCGTGATGATAATATGACCAGAAGACTTGTCTTTCAGAAGAATTGGGTAGATAATTTCTATAACTGGGATCTGCGAGCAGCAGAGTGGACTAACATGTTGAAGGGATTACTATGAACGGCGAACTTCCAATCGAAGTAAAGAAGCGTAAGAAAGTCAAGCGTACTATGACTGCAGAACAGAAGCAGGCAGCTTCTGAGCGTCTTGCAAAGGCGAGAGCTGCACGTGCGGCGAACGCTACACCTGAATACAAAAACATTCATGAGAACGTCCTGAAGCGTGCTGAGGACCATCCTTTATCGCTACCGAGCATTCGTGAGGTCATTAAGCATACTCGTGAGAAGATTGCCGCTGAAAAGCAGAACCTTCGCATGGGTGACAAGAACGCAACTGCTCGTATTGCTTCGTTGGAAGGTTACATTCGCAATCTAAATGCGTATCTGGCTAATGGCGACTATGTTGATATGTTCTATGGAACTGAACAACAGCATCGCACTCAGTCTGTTTGTATTGCTCCATCTTACAATAAGTATGGTGAGATAAATAGAAGCGTGAATGTATGGTACATGGATCTTGGAATGGTGTGGACTCAGGAAATGGATGCCGAATGGCGTAAGACCAGGGGATACTAATGGCGCAAATACTAGACTTCAATGCAAAAAAACAACAAAAAGAAGTTGAAGAACTAGAGCATGATCTTGAAGATGCCGATGCGATCATTGATGATTTAGTTGATGAGTTGGGTGAGCTGTTTGATGCATATGGAATGGTTGATCGAAACGACAAGATCGCCAAAGATTTCTTTTATGTAATGGAATCTGTTCGATCATTCGTCTATGGATATATGGACATCGAACATCCGTTCCATAATGTAATTGACGAAATGGTTGAGTGTTCCTATAATGATCAGGCAGAAGTGTACAATGTGTATTGGAAGGAGCGTCCAACTGACGAAGGACACATTCAAAAAATACTTGACTTGAGCGAAGAAATAGATTAATATATAATCTCAGCTATATTGAGATACAATACAATGATGATACTTGACTTGAATCAGGTCATGATTTCCAACATGATGATGCAGTTGGCGAATGAACCTGATGTAAATGAAGACCTTGTTCGACACATGGTTCTTAATTCTATTCGCATGTACAAACAGAAGTTCTCTAATGACTATGGCGAACTGGTAATCGCCTGTGATGACAAGAACTACTGGCGCAAGGATATCTTCCCGTATTATAAAGCACACCGCAAAGAGGATCGAGCAGCATCTACGCATGACTGGAACAAGATCTTTGAGGTGCTGAATAAGATTCGTGAAGAACTCAAGCAGTACTTTCCCTACAAAGTAATCCAAGTTGACCGTGCTGAGGCAGACGATATTATCGGTGTGCTTGTGCGTGAGCATGGCGTTTATCTAAATAATGATACAACCGAGCGTGTTCTGATTCTATCAGGCGACAAAGACTTTGGTCAGCTGCAGAAGTATATGAACGTGGACCAGTTTAGTCCAGTTCTTAAGAAGTGGGTTCGTATTGCTGATCCTCGCCGATTCCTTCGTGAGCATATTATGAAGGGCGATCGTGGTGACGGCATTCCAAACTTCCTATCTGATGACAGCACCATTATCTCTAAGCGTCGTCAAAAGCCACTGGCTTCTAAGAAGCTGGAGAGCTGGGTAGATCTCGAGCCAGAACAGTACTGTGATGCAGATATGCTGCGTAACTATAAGCGCAACGAAGCATTGGTTGATTTAGAAATGGTTCCTGAAAGTATTGCCGATCAGATTATTGAACAGTATAATACATATCAGGTGCCAAAGCGTGGTGGCTTGTTGAATTATTTTATCAAAAACAAACTGAAGAATCTGATGGATTCTATTGGGGATTTTTAATGGTTAAGACTTTTTATGAAATCTTTGAAGAAGTAGAAAAGGCGAAAACACAGAAAGAAAAGATTGAAACGCTGCGCAAGTATAGCAGCGGTGCACTCAAGTTGGTGCTTGGCGCCACCTATGATCCACGTGTTAAGTGGTTGCTGCCTGAAGGTGCACCACCGTACAAGCCACTGGCGAAAGGTTCTGATGGCGAGATGGATCTTTCTGGTGAGCTGCGCAAGCTGTATCTGTTTACTGAAGGCAATACAGATACACAACGAAATCTGAAGCAGACCAGACGTGAAACTTTGTTTATTGGTTTGCTTGAGAGTTTAGATCCTGATGAAGCCAAAGTATTAATTGGCATGAAGGATGGTAAGCTGCCTTTCAAGTCCATCACTCGTAAGTTGGTAGCAGAGGCATTCCCCAATTTAACAAAAGATTGGTGAAAGGAAGACAGGAGTTTGGTGTGTCTAAGACTACAAAGCGTTTTAAAGCATACATTGAAGAAAGTGACGGCATTCGTAAAAAGAGATTGAAGGATGAATCTCGCCATAACTACAAAGAACATTTGAAAGACATTATTGACCATGAAGAGTGGGACGAACTAGAAGATGAACTCTACGAAGAATCACATAGCAATTATCATCGGTAACGGCAAATCACGTGAAGAAATTAATTTGGACTCGCTCGTGGGGCAGGGTACTATTTTTGGGTGCAATGCTCTTTACAGGGATTTTGATGGATATGATTATTTGGTTGCCATCGATGACCGAATGATCAATGAGATTCAGACAACCGAAAAGCGTCTGACAGGAAAAGCAATTTTCCCACCTGAAGATGAACGCTGGGAATCAGCAGAGTATTCTAAGATCCGTCGCCGTAATAATGCAGGAATGGCAGCTATGGATGCTGCGATTCAATCTGGACACACAATGCTGTATTGCCTTGGGTTTGATTTTATTCTTGAGGGCGAAGATTCTGTAAAGAATGTTTATAAAAACTCACGCAATTATGAACCACACACTCAATCAAACCAAGAAGACAATTATTATCGAGTCAAATATCTAGAATGGTTTGCAACTAAACATTCAGATATTAAGTTTGTATTTGTAATTCCAGATAATAAGAAAACTAAAAAGATTGAATCAAGAAATATAATCGGTATTCCAGTTTCAGTATTTGCAAAAAAGGTCAACGCATGATTGAAGATTTTATTGGAGTTTATGACAATTTCTTCACTAGTGAAGAATGTCAACTTGCTATTGACGCATATAATGTTTTGGATGCGATGGGGTTTTCCTATGAGAGAAATAATTTTAAACATCTAAGAGAAGATTTGTCAGTAAGCACGGATCATCTCCCATACAATAACGGCATAGATTATAATGCAGTTTCAAAGGTATTTTCAACTTTCAATGAAAAATTTTGGAATGTGGCATATCTCGATTATTCTAAAACATATTCAATATTAAAGGAAGCAAGCCCGCACAAAATTAATAATGCTAAAATACAAAAAACCGAAAAAGGTCAAGGGTATCATGTTTGGCATTTTGAGGCATCGAATCTTTCAGATTCAAAAAGATTAATGTCTTTTATTTTGTATTTGAATACGATTGATGCGGGAGGAGAAACCGAGTTTTTATATTATCCTAGAAGAGTAGAGCCAATTCAAGGAAGATTAGTGTTATTTCCTGGGGCATATACTCACACACATAGAGGAAATACAGTATTAAATGGGACCAAATATATTATTACTGGATGGGTTGACTTTATTGAATAAATCAAATAAACTAAATAAAATATAACCCACTACTGGAGAATATCATGCCAATTGAATGGGGTATTATCTTTCTAGGCACAATTGCTGCCTCAGCTTATTTCTCATACAAGTCAGGTTTTAAATCTGGTGCTGAATTCGGTGTAGATACTCTTTTGCAAGATTTGGAAGCAAAAGGTATTATTGAATTGGAAGTCGCCGAAGACGAGTAAAATCAATGACTTACGATCCATAAGGTTTGCCCTATGGATCTGTCTCCACTCATAAGAAATTCCAATGAAAAAAAGTCCTCCTGGGGCTTTACAATCGTGCACAAGGCGATATAATAGGTGGCATTGAAGAGAGAGGTGCTACACTATGAAAACTGAAAAACATTCCTACAAATGCTTCTTTTCTGGCGTTTCTGACGGTCGTGATGACCGTATTGAAGGCTGGATTCCTGCTGATATGACCGCTGATGAGGTCGAAAATCACGTCCGTGCTATGCTCGGTGATATGGCTTCTGACCAGTACTATGAAGGGTACATTGCTGGTGCGTTTGATATTGATGATGACTAATAAAATCAATGACTTATGCCCCCATAAAAAACTTTTGGGGTAAAAGTCGAAAAAAGTCCTTGACAATCCTGCACAAGGCGATATAATACTTGCATTGATTGAGTGAACAGAGAGAGACCTATATTATGAAAAACTTATCCAAAACCCAAGAACTTGCCCTGCAGCTTATGTATGAGCGTGCCATTGAGCGTGGGCTAAAAAATCCTAATAACACCCAGACAGGCGTCCTGTATGCCTTTTCTGACTGTGTGCAGGTAACATTGCCGAAGGAACTCAAGGAGTTCGCCAATGCCGCTGCAGGCGACTCCAACGGCATCCGTGTGGGCTCCCACAACTCCGTCTCCAAGGTCAAGGAAATTTTCCGCACCTTTGAGTCGCTGAAGAACTTCGTCCTGCAGTCTGAGTGCAATGCTCTTGATGGTGAGCGTGAGCGTGTCCGTCAGCGTGTTCGTAATCTGATCGAAAACAAGCCTGCAGACGCCAATTTCAAGTACCTGCACCAGAAGTACGATATCCGTGCGCTGGCTGAAAAGTTCGGTAAGGACGCTGTGGTTGAGGCACGCAAGTCTTTGACCGTGGGTGAATTCGAGCTGCGCTTCGGTCTGGCAGCATAAGTTCCCCTTATCCTGGCTTATGGGGTCATAAAAAATTCGAATGGAAAAAAGTGAAAAAATGCTTTACAATCGAGCCAGGATCGGATATAATACTTGCATTGATTGAGAGAACTGAGAGAAAAGGAGTTGAGTATGTCTAAGATTGATTTTATCGCCGCTCGTGATGGCAAGCTGGTAATGTTCGCTGGTGATCGTGAAGTGATCGCCTCCAATGATCCTATGATCCTCGTCGGTGCAGTAATCGCCTCTGGCGGACTGGACACGATGGTTCGTGGATCCTCCTCCTGCTGGGAAGC